ACCTTTGGTAACGGCAACGATGTGGTCTACCTGGGAGTTGGCACCCGAAGTATGGACAGGTGCCATGTTGTTTCTGGAAGAGTTCCAAAAGTTCTCGCCACCGACCCCGAGTACCCCAAAGATTGCTGGACAAGTTTTTCAGATAACAATTAACGCAGTAGTCAATTCGGGATAAAGAAAAGTTGATGCCGCATTGTACGCATAGCCCGATGGCTTTACGGTCAGCGATGCGATCTTGTTGTTCTTTCTTTCTTCGCTCCCCGCAAGTCAAACAAGTGGATTTCCCAAATCGTGCCAGTGCCGTACAATACACACAGAGGCCGGCGATCTTCTTCTTATCTTTCCGAATACGGTCCCGATCTAAGCAATGCTGACATCGCTTAGAGTCTATTGCCGTTGGTCGAGTACAATCAGCACAAAGGCCATTTTCGACTCTTCGTTTACGCAGTAATACTTTTTGTTCAGACATTATCATCTCAAAGGCTAAATATAGTGTGGAACAGTATAGCAAATTAACGTGGTCGAAATCCATGCGAGATGGCGTTTATGCGCCAACGTATAATCAATTATTCCCTGGATCAAAGCCAGATGCGAGAATCCAAGAGGCCGATCAAGAGGCCGATGAAGTCAATAGGGAACGCTATTGGCTCGCCTTGAACTCCCCACAGCCAAGTCAATGGCTCTCCGACCACTTGCAAGAGTCCCAACGTCTGACGGGTGCGGTGTATGTAGCAATTAAAGTTTTGTCTGACCAAGCGAGTACCGCAGATGTCAATTTTTTTGAGTGGGAATCCGACGCAAGATTAGGGCACGATCAGGACGCAAAAAAGCCTCTCCCGAGAAATCATCCACTGTGTAGGCTCATTCATCGCCCAAATAGCATTGACAGCCGAGGAATGCTCCTGCGCCGGATAGTTCAACAACTCTGTCTCACAGGCTCTAGCCTTCTCTGGCGTATCGACAATGGGCTTGAAATGCCCCGAGAACTCTGGAGCATACCGACAGGCTCTTACCAGCCAGGTAGCATCAGCAGTAAATACCCGTCAGGCTATTACAGCATCCAGACTTGGTATCCGGGGCCGTTGGCCTACATCCCAGGATTGACTTCCCCCGGAGGATGTATCGTCTCGGCGAACAACATCATCGTAACACGCTTCCCGCACCCCCTCGTCTACAACGAGGGCAACAGTCCATTGAATGCTTGTGCGCTGCCTCTGGACACTATTGAGAGTATCGACAGGGCACGATTCACAAAGATGAGGCGGGGCATCTACCCATCAGCAATCGCTAGCCTGGACGGTAACAGCAAAATGCCCGACAAGAACGAACTCCTGAGAATCAGGACCATGATAAATCAAGCCATCGGGGGTCCTGACAAGGCGGGGCTGCCGGCTGTCCTGGCTCCTGGCATGAAGTTGGATACGTTTGGAAGTGACACCATCGAAGTGGGCTGGACAGAATCTTGGAGTCAGTTGATTTCGTTTGTGCTGTCGATCTTTGGCGTAACGAAGTCTCTGGCCTTCATGAGCGAAGAGGCATCCTACGCCAGCCTGTACGCTTCCCTGATGCAATTTAATCTTTTCACAATGACTCCATTACTGAACATGATTAGTGATGCAATGAATCACCAACTTGTTGAGCCTTTCTACGGGGAGGACTATTGCATGGAATTTGTCCCGAGGCCAGTCCATGACGAGCAAATGAAAGAGACTCAATACGTCAATGACTATCAGGTTGGACTGCGCACCATCGACGAAATGCGAATTGCCCGAGGACTTGGCAAGGCCCCGTTTGAGGGTGGGGAAGACAGGGCACAGAAGGGAGCCATCAAGATTGCAGAAGATGCAAGCGCAGAAGGTAACAGCCCGGCCCCGAAGGAAGTTGAAGAAATGAAGAACAGTAGGCCAGAGAACAGCCAGGGCGTAGGGACTCGGGGCGATAACAAGATGCTCAATTATTTTGAGGCACGAGGATAAGTAGGTTATGCCAATTCAGAAAATCACAATCAGTACCGACCAAGTGCTTGCCGACTTGAAAAACTTTATTACGTTCCTGAACGCCCTGGAAAGCATCCTGCCCGATTCCATTGTTCAGGAGGGCGCAACGGAAGCCCTGGATGCAATTGCAAACAGCCCGGTGCTGTTACAGTTGCTTGTGAATGCTTTGCAACGAATCTAACATATATAAGACATGGACGAACTCTCCTACGGGCTAGAACTCCCCTTTGAATCACTCGACTTCGACGAACTCAATCACAGTATTGTTATTCCGTTTGCGGCCTCATTGCGCCAAGATCGTATCGGCGACTTCTTGGACGTGACTGGAATCGAGATGGCAAATCATCAGAAGAATCCAGTTGCATTCTTGGATCATGGGAAACTCGGTCAGCCACTTCCGATTGGGAAAACAGAAGACCCGCAAGGCAATTACACTGTTTGGATTGATGATGGTATGGCCTGGGCGAGAATCTTCCTTGCCGTGGGACTTCCCTACCCCGAGGGTACACCTACTCCCGAACTCGTTTTTGAACTGTATAAGGGCGGCTTCTTGAAAGCTGGCTCGATCGGCTATCGGCCCCTCGTGGCCGAGCGGATCGCCCCTGAGCCTGATGTAGGCTATTACAAGTCTGCCCTCTGGCTCAAGAAGGTCGAGTTACAGGAAGTGACAATCTGTGGACTGCCCATGAATCAGGATACCGTCAAGAGTAGTCTTGCAAGTGGCATCCTGAACGGCAAGCCGTTGACCAGCGCAGTGAAGAGTTTGCTTACCGACACGTTACCAAAAAGTTTATCTTTCGGAGTAAATACCAACATGGAAATCAAAAGTGCAATGTCTGCTACTGACCAGAGCCAGGGCGGCGCATTCGTAGCCCCCGCAGAATCAAAGAAAAAAGAGAAAGCCGCCGACAGCCCTGATGCACCTGTGGGTGAAGAGGAAGACGCTAAGTCCGAAGATCAACCTGATATACCCGTTACCCTGCAAGCCTGCAAGGAACACTTGGAAGCGGCTGCGGACCATGCCGACACCCCAGAAGAACTGCGGGCATCTCACTCCCACTTCGCCAAGCAAATCGGAGACGCACTATCAAAGAGCGTCATGGGACAGCAAGAAGACAACGAGAAATCCATGAAGTCCGAGGACGAGGAAGACAACGATGAGGAAGAAGACGAAGACGACGCTCAAGAACAGGATGATTCAGACTTGATTCACGATGTCAAGGAACACCTGGAAGAGTGCGCCGATCACGAAGACTGCTCTCCCATCATGAAGGCCGCACACCTGTATCATGCTGCCGCTCTCGACAAGTGCTTGAAGTGTATGGGCAAGAGTGATGATGATGAGGAAGAGATTGAAGAAGAGGACGGGGCCAAGATGCTTTCGATTCTGTCACGAGTTGGGAAGCGGCTCAATGACTCTGAGAAAAAATTGTACCAAGTATTTGGCCGTTAGGGATAAATAATCTTAGGAGGAATATGAAAGACACCACAACGAAGATTCTCAATGCGGTCAAGAGCCTGGAAAAGAAGGCTGACGACTTGCACATGAAGACGAATGACCTGGCTGCCAAGAGTCAAGAACGTCACACCGGAGTCCTGGCAACGGGACAGGCACCCTTTGCACGCAAAGGCGAAAGTGCCCTGTCTTCCCGAGGCTTCTCGTTCAGCAAACTTGTTGGACACCTTGGCAAGAACGGCAGCATCCTTGCGGAAGACTGCAAAATTGAACTTGATCTTGCGCATCGCTGGACAAAGAAAATGACCGAGGCTGGCTATCGTCCCTCGTTCAACAACTCAATCATGTTGCCCTTGGATGTGGACCTGTTCCCCGAGAGCATCGTGGACAATCGTGAGTATCATGAGATTAAAGGTTTGATGACTCAGAAGGCTGTCGACCCAGATGAAATGGCCTGGACGCTGAAGAAGACCGCTCCTGTAGCGGCATCGCCAGCGCAATCATGGATTGATCAATCTGTGGGAGGCTCTTTTGTTCCTCCACCGACGTTCAGCAATCCCATCGAACTATTAAGGAATAAATCGGCACTCATGGACGATTGCCAAATCGTGCCGCTGGGGCCTTCGGGACGTATGATTTGCCCGAGGCTTACCGCTGCCACTCAGGTAAGTTGGAGTCCTGAAAACAATCCGATCACTCCGACAACGGCACAGACGGGACAACTTGAACTGTCCGCCAAAAAGACAATCGGTGTCGTGGTACTTCCAGGCGAACTATTACGCTTTGGCAGCCCGGCGACCGAAGCCATGATCCGAAACGACCTGTTCAAATCCGTCAGCCTCCTGGCTGATAAGGGATTCCTTGAAGGCCCAGGCTCGGGACAACAGCCTCTTGGCCTTGCTACCATGTGTTTCGCTACGGGTAACCCCTATGGCTGTGCTATAGTTACCCCAAGTGCCACCAACAACTTTGCTGCCCAGGATGCTTACCAGTTCCTTGCGGCCATCGAAGAAAACAACGGTGAGCCTGACTTGTTCATTATGCGCCCCAAAATGGCGTATGGCTGGTATCAGGCCCGATGGACACCCTTTAGTTCGGGAACCAATCAAGGCGGCTTCCTGTTTGAGTATGTCCGAGATTTGAACAAAGGCCCCGTCCCGTACCTGGCTGGCGTGAAGGTTAACAAAACCGTGCAGGTTAGCAACTTCCGAGGCGCTGCCAATCAGACTTACGTTCTGTGTATCAGCAGTAAGGATATTCTAATCGGGCTTTTCGGTTCAATCGAGTTTACACAATCTGACGGCGGCTACAATCTGTTGGCTTCCGATCAAGTAGCAATCCGGGCCATCTTGTCTTCCGACATCGGGCCGAAGCATCCTAGCATCATCGCAGGTGCCGACCAAGTGGCGTACACCGTACAGAATTAAAGGAGAAGAAAAAGACATATGGCACAAAACATTATCGACCTTATTAACTGTGGCAACGGTGTACAGCAAATGTTACCAGCCTTTGCCTATACATCAGGCACACAGGGAGTAACTTTCAATCTCGAAAACTTAACCGACACCGTGAACGTGATTTTGTCCGTTGGCTCGGTAAACGTCTATTGCTCTGGACTTCAATGCTGGCTTGAAGAGACTCAGTTCTCTGGTGGCTCACCACCGGCTGGTCAGACGGGATTGACAGGTACGCAATACTCGGGCTGGTACGTTGTCTCTGGCTGCTCGTTCCCCGCTACGTCGGGCGCAGTCCTGGGCACCACAGCCTCGGGCGGCTCTGCTGTCTCAGGTAACGTCTACATCGGTAGGGGACTTCGACAATTCCAGTATGCCCGTATGAACTTGTCTACCTTCAATCAGGTAGGTGTTCAATCCGGTCAGGCTTACTTGTCTGCCGTCCTCGTCAGCCAAGGTAAGTTCACTGGTACTTCCGGTGCTTCGCTGGCTGTCAATGCGGCGGCTGGCCTGTCTGGAACAACTGGCTTTACCGGGGCGGGCACAGACCGCTACCCGTCTACATAATAAACTTTAGAAAAGTGAGAGAACAAAAAGCCGCTTCGCAAGAGCGGCTTTTTCCTTGTGTGTAGTGAACGAAACACATGTAGGAGGACTGACTTGTTTTAAGGTTTATCCGGTTTTGGCGGCAAAAACCTCTACAGTGAAACTGCAAGCCCATAAGCGAGTGAGCGGAGCGAACGAGACATGGGCTTGCCCTTTAGGGTAGAGGATGAAGCCGCCCATAGGACTAACTCAGGACTACCTCTGGATGATACTGGTTGCATACAGTATCACTCGCACCGCTCATGCTTTCCTCTCGCTTTTCCTGCAATTCATTGCCTCTGCAATAAGATTTCTAATGCCTTCTTGAACTGTGTTGCCTAACTTTAAGCAGAGGGCTTCTTCGGTAGGTGTGAGCCAGACCGTTTTTCGTTTCTTCTTCTGAGAAGCGTCAAGGGGTTTGCGACCAGCCCCTTGACGCTTACCACCACGCTCGGTCATGCCATCACTCCTTCATTCGGATAGTGCCTCTTGACGCACTCTTGCTTCTTCGGATGGTTTCGCCTTCCGTATGCGTGGTTTCAGTGCCAAAACTTTGTCCCTGTCGTTATCAATGATTGCCTCAACCACTTTGCCATGCTGAATAATGCAGTGCATCATTTCGAGGCGTTTGCCCAGACGAGTCTTGCCTCTGAAGGTCATTATCACGAATATGGCGGGCTTGTCATCAAGATAGCCATAGGTAGTATCCTTCCATTCGACGAACTCCAATCCCTCTGGGTCATTTACATTATTTGTGACGAACTCCTTCACGATGTCACGCTCTGACTTTTCTTGGACGGCTTTGGCAGCCTCCTTGACGACCTTCGTGCCCCCTCCATAAAAGTAGAACAGACCGGCGGCGGGGATGGGCACAATGAGAATGACCGCCAGCATAGCCAACGCCAGGGTAGAAGCAAACGAGCGAGGTCTGTGGCGGTAATGCGTAGGCTGGCTCTCGGTTTCGGGTGAACAGACCTCGAACGGACTGGCAAGAGGCATGGGCGGTGCCACCAAAGCAGCGACAGGAGGCGGCACATAGGTCACGGCGGGAGCAGGGACACGGAAACGCTGACCGCAGATGCACTTGGTAGTGCGACCAGCGAAATCGTCCTTGACTGAATAGCATTTGTTGCAGTTGGGGCAAGCGAAGGAAATCATGGTCAATCTCCGCAGGGTGCGACGAACTCAGCGACACACTTTGATTTTAGGTGTCGTTCAATCAATGTCAAGAAAAAATCTGAAAAATCGGCGAAAATCTTTCTGAGGACACTATATAATGCTAGAATGAACACTGGTATAAAACTGTCCATGTACTCATACCGCTTCCGGCTGTACCCGAACCAGGCACAAGCGACCTTGCTCGCCAAACACTTCGGAGCAGTCCGCTACTTGTACAACCACTTCCTGACCAAACGAAAAGAAGCCTATCTCAACGACAAGACCAGTCTCAATTACTATGACAATGCCAATGAACTGACCACAATGAAGAAGTCGTTATTGTGGCTAAAGGAAGTCGGTAGTCAATCATTACAGTTCTCACTCAAATGTCTGGATGGAGCATATAATACCTTCTTCAGGAAACTCGGTGGTTTTCCACGATACAAGTCAAAGCATAACCACCAGTCATTTCGTGTACCGCAGAGTGTGAAGGTCAGTGATGATAAACTTTACATTCCGAAGTTTCTTGAAGGCATCAAGATGGTCAAACATCGTGAAGTAGAAGGAACTATCAAGTTTGCGACCATAAGCAAGAACAGGGCTGGTCAGTATCATGTCAGCATTACGGTTGAACGAGAAATACCAGAACTACCTAAGAACGATAATGTTGTTGGTATAGATTTGGGTATCAAGACATTGGCAGTGTGCAGTGATGGCACTAAGTATGAGAACATTAAACCGTACAAGACCTTATCACATCGGATGAAGATGTTGCAGAGGCGAGTCAATAAGAACAAAAAGAAAGGAAGCAAAGGCAGAGAGCGAGCCAGAAGGAAGTTAGCGAAGATACACTTAAAGATAAAGAACATCAGGAATGACCATTTGCATAAGATGACAAGGAAAATTATCAACGAGAACCAAGTGATAATCCTTGAAAATCTTGCTGTTCAGAACATGATGAAGAACCATTGTTTGGCAGGTGCTATTGCAGATGCGTCTTGGTATGAAACTACCAGACAACTTGAATACAAAGCGAAGTGGTACGGAAGAGGCATCATTCGGCTTGACCGATGGTTTCCGAGCAGTAAGACTTGTGAAGGTTGCGGCTGGATAAATCAAGGACTGAAACTTTCTCACAGAGAATGGGTTTGTCAAAGTTGTGGTGAAGTACATGACAGGGACTTGAATGCTGCTCGTATGATACGGAAACAAGGTTTGAGACAACTACGGGTGGAACGCCCGGAAGATAAGCGTATGGACTCAGGAACTCTGGCTGAACTATCAGTCGGCTGAGGTTGAGATACGAAGCCCCTACCCTAAAGGGTAGGGGTAGTTCACAACTCAGAAGGTGTTCCAGCAGTGCGACACCGGCGATAAATTGGAGTGTGACTACAAACGCAACAAGTGCTGGATGTTGCACCAGCATACTTGTGATGCTTGGTGAGCCACCTAACACCCGTACCCCATCCACACTCAGGGTTGCGGCATCCAGCATAATGATGATGATAAAGATTAAAAGATTAGTTGTCATGCTTTGCTCCATGCATACTTGTGATGCTTACTACTACATATCTATGTTGCAGGTATTCTAGCCCCTGCACAGGGAGTTCTTATCTCAAACTATTTTGATATTTTGACGAGCGTACAGACGACAATCCAGGGCTTGAATTTGTCCGGCCTTCCGTTGGTAGTCATCCGCAAATTACCTGCCGCCCAGGAGACGCTGGACGTACTTCCTCTGGTAATTGTGTCGCCAAAAGAACAGGGTGAGACGCTGGAGTACAGCGGCTTTGAGGGTAACATACGGGCTACCTACCCCGTAGATGTTGTGATTATCAGTCAAAACAACAGAGACGTGACGAGCAATAATCTTGCCAGTTACATGGACTGGAGAAGGCAAATCAGGGATCAGTACCAAATCCCCCCGATCCCGAATGCTACTTCGGGCCTCATTGCCAGTACCGTAAAAATTGACTGCAAGCCCGATCCCATCTTGAGTAGGGAAATAATTAATCTGTCTTACGACTACCAATCCCTGAGCCTCCTCTTCACTGTAAACGAAAGCGCTACTGCGCAGTAGGCTTTCTCCGGGGTTGCAGGTATTCTAGCCCCTGCACAGGCTTTGCGACACAGATAAACTTTGTCATTGTCTAAGTTCCTGATTTGGTAAATGGTTCCCATACATACCCATATACCATAACTCGTTAGAGAATCTAGATGTATTACCTCACTACCCAAATGCAGGTTATCGCCAGTTGGACTGCTCAGGACTCGGTTAGCGGTCAGACGTACTCCCCCACACAGAACGTCAGCGCTATCAACAAACTCCTCTCTTACGGCACGCTGTCAAGCAACAACACCCCTG